GGTAGAACAATGAATTTAAGTGAAAGTTAATAGGAGATAATATGTGGGGATTAGTAGAATCAGGATCAATTACAAAATTAATAAATAAACCAAAAGCTATGGTTATTGGTGATGTTCGTTATTCAAGAAAAATATTTGAATTATGGAGTAAGTCAGAATTAGAAGCTATTGGTATTTATGAAGTAGAATTTGATAACACCAATAAAAAAGACGAAAAATGGTATATTAATACCAATCAATCATTTGCTTTTGCTGGTGGAAAAATTACAGCAACTTATGAAACAGCTACAGCTAGAGCACACGCAGACACTTTATATACAGAACAAAATAAAACAGATAATGAAATACCAGATGGTAAAGATGTAGGCGATGTTGCAACAAGAGGATTAAAATATAATTTAATTCAAACAATCAAAAGACAAGCTTCTAAAATATTACAAGATACAGACTGGTACATAGTTAGAAAAGCAGATGCTGGAACAGCAGTACCATCATCTATTACAAATCATAGAGCAGCAGTAAGAACTAAAGCTGCTAGTATGGAAACAGCAATTACAAACGCATCAAATACACCAGCCCTTGAAACCTTATACACTTATGTTAATACAGCTGATGAAGGGGACCCAGTTGTTATGGAAAGACCATTAGGAGAGTTCCCAGTATTAGGATCTTAACATGCCTTTAATTTTACCAGGTAATGTAGCTTCAGCTTTAGGTGGTGCTTATGAAGTAGCCAACTCTGTTAGGTTTGATGGCTCTAATGCTAAACTTACAAAAAGTCAATCTGGTACATCTACTAATGATAAGAAAGGTACATTTTCTTGGTGGTTTAAAAGATCAAATATATCTTCAACTCAATATTTTATAAATATGGAAAGTGGTCAAGAAAGATTTCAATGGTATATATTAACTTCAGGTGCTTTTTCAGGAAACTATAGAGCGTCTAATGGCTCTCCAGATAGTGATTTAGCTTTAACAGGTGCTCCAAAATTTTTAGACCCATCCGCTTGGTATCATTTTTGTTTAGCTTGGGATACAACAGATGGAACACAATTAAACAGATTAAGATTTTATGTAAATAATACTGAATATGTAGTAACACAATCTCAAACTATTGCACAAAATACAGTTTTTCCAATGATGAAATCATCTTTTGGTAGTGATTTGAATATATTTACTCAAGGTTCTCAAAATTATTGTAATGGTTATGCTGCAGAAGTAGTTTTTATAGATGGACAACAATTAACACCAAGTTCTTTTGGAGAATACGATGAAGATAGTCCGACAATTTGGAAGCCAAAAGATGTATCAGGATTAACTTTTGGAACTATAGGATATTATTTAGATTTTGAAGATAGTTCAGCTTTAGGAAATGATGTATCTGGTAATAACAATGACTTCACAGAAACTAATTTAGTCGCAACAGACCAGAGCACGGATACCTGTACTAATAATTTTTGTACTTTAAATCCTTTAACTTTACAGGATTCAGATTTTGTATTAAGCGAAGGAAATCTTAAAATATCTATTGGTGGCAATAACGAAAGAAAAGCAGTTTTAGGAACATTTGGTTTAACAGCAGGAAAATGGTATTGGGAAGTTAAATATATTTCAACATCAGGGCAAGCATTTTCACAAATTGGAATATCAGATGTAATTCAAGGAGCTGAAGCTAGTAGTGAAAATGGAAAGATGGGATATTTTGCATATGACTATGGTTACAGAGGAGAAAAATCTAGTGGTAGTGGTGGTTTTAAAACAAATAATGGAAATTATAGTAATTATGGTGATGCTTGGACAACAGGAGATATAATAGGTGTTGCTGTTGATTTAGATAATAACGCAATTTATTTTTCTAAAAATGGTAGTTTTCAAGAAAGTGGTGCTGTTGGAGATCCTACAAGCGGTGCAAGTAGAACCAATGCAACTTTTAATATAACTGCTGCTTCAAGCACAGGCACAGGGGCTTATTTTCCAGCTATAGGTAAAGAAGATTCTGATGACCCTGTTTTTGAATTTAATTTTGGTGGCACAAATTCTGCTTCATTTACAATTTCATCGGGCAACGCAGATGCTAATGGTTACGGAAATTTTGAGTATGCTCCACCTTCAGGGTATCTGAGTTTATGCACAAAAAATTTAGGAAGTAGTGGAGGATAAATGGCTGCTTATACGACTATAGATAATCCAGAACTTTTCTTCCAGGCAAAGTTATTTACAGGAACAGGTAGTTCTCATGCTATTACTTTCGATGGCGATGAGGATATGCAACCTGATTTGGTTTGGATAAAAGTTAGAAGTGGTACAGGAGATCATGGATTATGGGATGTTGTTAGAGGAACTACACAAAGATTAGTTCCAAATGGTACTAATCAAGAAGGTGCAGTAAGTGGTGTAACTGCTTTTGGAAGCAATGGTTTTACAGTAGGCACTGCTTATAATGTTGGATCAGATACTTATGTAGCTTGGTGTTTTAAAGCTGGAGGTTCCGCTTCATCAAATTCAGATGGTAGTGTAACAACCTCTGTATCTGCTAACTCAACGTCAGGAGTTAGTCTTACGGCACACACAGGTACAGGTTCAGGTAGTGCAACTATTGGACATGGATTAGGAGCAAAACCCAAAATTTACTTTAGTAAACCAAGAAATTTAGGTGACCCTTGGATTTTTTGGTTTGACCCAAGTAATAGTGGTACAAGTACTGGCAGATTAACTTTAAATGCTACAGACGCACAATCAACATCAGGAAACTCTATGGTTACTTTTAATGCTACAACAATTACTTTACCATCTTTGTCTAATGACGCTTGGAGTGGAAATTATAATTATATGAGTTACATGTTCGTAGAAAAACAGGGTTTTAGCAAGTTCGGAAGTTTTTTAGGAAATGGAGCTGATGATGGCCCATTTGTTTTCTGCGGATTTAAGCCAGCTTTTGTTTTAACTAAAAAAGCTACTGAATCAAGCGAATGGCATATATACGATAATAAAAGAGATACAATCAATCCAAATAGTAATGTTTTATCACCTAACGCAGATTATGCAGATAGTATAAATGCAAATTGTGATACTGATTTTTTATCAAATGGTTTCAAACTTCGTAATAGTAATGATAATAGGAATGATTCTGGAGAAACACATATCTTTATGGCGTTTGCAGAGTCTCCATTTGTTAATAGCAACGGCGTTCCAAATAATGGCGAATAGGATAAAATTATGTTACAAAAAGTAAAATTTGCACCAGGATTTAATAAACAAGTAACCTCAACAGGTGGTGAAAGCCAATGGGTTGCAGGAGACAATGTTCGTTTTAGATATGGTTCGCCTGAAAAAATAGGTGGTTGGTCACAATTAGGGTCTGTTGATATTACAGGTCGTAACACTGCTATACACCATTTTGTTAATACTTCAGGTATTAAATATGCAGCGTTAGGCACAAACAGAATTTTGTATGTGTATTCAGGAGGTATATTTTATGACATACATCCTATCAAAGCAACTACAACATTATCAAGTGCCTTCACTACTACAAATGGATCTTCTACAGTAACTTTAACTTTTTCATCAGCACATAATATTAATCAATTTGATATAATTTTATTAGATAATTTTTCATCAATTACTAATTCTAATTTTTCATCTTCTAATTTTGATGACAATAAATTTATGGTACAAACTATACCAACATCAACAACACTTACAATAGATGTTGGATCAAATGAATCTGGATCAGGAGCATCTACATCTGGTGGTATTAGAGTTCAACATTATTATCCAGTTGGACCAGCGGTTGAAGTTGCATCTACTGGATATGGACTTGGTCCTTGGAGTGGATTTAAGTCTGGTCAATTTACATCTACATTATCATCTTCTATAAATACAAGTGTAACATCATTAACAATGGCAAGTTCGTCATCATTTCCATCATCAGGAACAGTATTAATAGATAGTGAACTTATAACATATACTGGTAATAGCAGTGGTACATTATCAGGTTTAACAAGAGGGGCTTCAGGAACTACAGCAGCATCACATAGTTCTGGTGCAACTGTAACCGATGCATCAAACTTTTTTGCATGGAATGCTGCAGCATCAGGAGACGTTATAACAGCACCAGGTTTGTGGTCATTAGATAATTTTGGTAATAAACTTATTGCAACAATAACTGGCGGTGAAAGTTTTGAGTGGGATTCAAATGGTTCTGTATCAACAAGAGCAAGTATTATATCAGGAGCACCAACTGCATCAGAATTTAGTTTAGTATCTACTCCAGATCGTCACTTAATATTTTTTGGAACAGAGACAACTATTGGCACATCTTCTACACAAGATCCTATGTTCATAAGATTTTCATCTCAAGAAGATATTAATACATACGCACCATCAGCTACTAATACTGCAGGTACACAAAGACTTGCAGATGGATCTAGAATTGTTGGAGCAATTAGAGGTCGTGATGCAATTTATATTTGGACAGATAATGCATTATTTATTATGCGTTTTGTTGGTCCACCATTTACATTTTCATTTCAACAGGTT